CAACATATAAGTTCGTCCTTAAAGAGTATAGTTATCAAAGTCTAGTGCAGTGCTTCCAAAAGCTATTTCAGGATCCATAACATTAGAAAGCTCACGATAAACGTGACGAGAGTGCAATTCACTAAGAGTGGGAAACCCCGCGAAATCTTTCTCCGACAAATTTAATTTCTTATACATTTTAGTTATAAGAGTATCGTCCCGAAATTCCTCACGGACTAATTTCGGAATCGTCGATTCTTTAACTCCAGATTCTAGTAGCGCCATGTTATACAAGACTGATAATTCACTGTATGCAGTTAAATTGGTCCCCATACTATCCCATGCATGGCCGATAATAGAGACTAATATACGAGTCCAACCTGCGAATCCCGTGTCGGAATAAGGTATTCGCATAAAATGCCCTGAAGCCGGTTTCCAGGGAACTATGCTGCTACATTTAGCTGGCATAAAAGCTGGACGATCTACAACATACCGTTTCAAATACAACAATCCTGTATCAATAAGTTTGTCATCTTGTATAGTGGATTTAATGGAAAGCCCAACTCGACGATCACGAATTTCCATATCCCAATATTGCTCAACGTACCAAGCAAAAGAATGTTCATTGAGGATACTTACTAAATCCGGTCCTGAATTCATAACATGATCGTCACCATTAATCTTAACACGAAATTGACTATAAAAATATTTATCTATTCTTTTCATATTTTCTTTAGACTGCAGGCGCATGGTTTCCACCCACATTGCTATCAATAACGCCACTATCCAGGAATTTGCGTCGGACGTTTCAAGTACTCCAGAAGGGTTGACTCCTTTGACGACAACCCATGTATTTCCATTAATACGTGTAACTTTAACAACTTTAATTTTACTCATCACGCGTAGTGCCACACGATACATACGAACATCTTCCGGTTTCATTCCTTTAAGATCCAGAAACATAGTACCAGCGTTCGTATGCAAGCCCAGAAGAACTGCTTTAATTGTTTTATCTATCTTTGAAAAATCCCCATCACCGGCAAGTCCACCAGGAACATACATCTGTTCGTAAAATCGTTGTCCTCCACCCCACCACCAAGACATTCCTATAGTAATAACTGGACCTCGATGTATTAAATGCTTAAACAAAAAAAGGGCTCTTTCGGCTCCAATTACCATAGAGTGGGGAATGTAAAATTCACGACATTTTTGATGTATTTTAGAAATGGATCCAGGTTCTCCTGAAGCATAATGCATTTCATGTTTCTTAGCTATTTTATAATTAGGATGATGAAAATAAGGCTTTTCAGTCAAACACGAATCGAAGAATTCCTGCAACTTATTAGCACAATAAGTTGCATTGATAGTTTTCTGTCCGATAGCTGTATGCACTACCGAACCTCCTTTGAAACGTATACGTCCTCTGCGATCTGCCCGCTCACCTCCTGATGTCATTTTCTCGTCACGTAGTAAAGCAGGATTAAGCTTCCAACGATATTTACCGAGATGCTTACGTACTCCCAATACATCTACTAGTCGATCCATAGCTGCTGGTAACAAGTACATGTGCTTCTTGCATCTATCATTCATCTTATGGGTAGGTTGATTAAAAGCTTTAAGCATACCAGGAATTTTCAAATGCACGTTTTGCATAGAATACGCCACCATTGGTCCATGCTCGGTCTGATAAAACGCCCGATGTGCATGAGATGCTTTTTCATAAGCCAGTTGAACAAGAGATGGTACTTCTCCCGACGGCTTACGATGTTCCGACCAATTAAGTGTAAAATTAATTTTCC